AATATCAGTTTCAGTAGAACCTAAAGTTAATACTGAACTACCTATTGTTGTTTGAGGATTTGCTAAATTAGCATTTGAAATAGCGGCAGTACCAGATAAGTTAGCATTTGTTAATGCTGTAGCAGTTACCGTTACCGTATTATCAGTAACCGTTTGTGTCATACCACCAGTACCTAAAAAGTTTAATGTTTCTGAAGTATTGTAAGTATCTGTACCTGTATCACCTGCTAAATTAATAAATTGATTAACGGTTGTGAAATCTAAATTTCCTGATCCGTCAGTTTTTAAGAACTGACCAGCAGTACCGTCGCCGTCAGGTAAAACAAAAGTTTGAGAAGCTGTTACTGCATTAGGAGATTTAATTCCTATGAAGTTAGTACCGTTATTAGTACCTTCGTTAAATCTAATTTCGCCACCTGTTGTAAGTGAATTACCTACATTCAAAGTATCTACTGCTAAGTTAGCGTCTGCTATGATCGCTGAATTTCCTGTTAGAGTACCATTCACGTGGTCTAACATATCTGTAAAATATTGACCTCCAATTACTGATACATTATTTGCGTCACCGTTACCGTCAACGCCACCTTCCCCTATAAAGATTCTATCTCCTAGGTTATTTTGTGCGCCTGTTCCATATGTGTATGCTAATTCACCAAGTTTAAGTGTTCCTGGTGCTGAAGTTGCTGAACTTCTTTTTATCTGTATTACCGTTGCCATATATTACTCTCTAAAATGATCCGCCGTTAAATGTTAAAGTTCCAGTAGTGGTAACAATTTCATTTCTACTTACAAACTTACCATCACTAGCTCTGTATTGCAATAATGCACCATCATCTAAAGAAGTTACGTCAACATCACCTAATAATTTTAATGAGAGAGAACTATTTTGTAGTGAAGTACCAGAAGGCAGGGTTACTGAAACTTTTTTGGGTCCGCTTCCAGTAGAAGCATTAATTTTCGCTGTAATACTTGCCATAAACCTCTCTCTTTTGTTATATTTATAATACTTTTATTATGTAGTTACATTGGGTCTTACGGTAATTAAACCCTCAATTACTCTAGTTACCGTACCAGTAGAGGTTTGTGTAATCTCTACATCATAGACATATCTTTCTGCGTCTAAATCTGCTGTTTGAGCAGCCGTCATTGACAAAGCAATTATTCCCGAAGTAGCGTCTGTGCCAATTACTGAAGTCAAAGATGTTCTTGTTCTAGTTGACGCATAACCTTTTGCCATCTTTGCTTCTGTTGTGTATCCAGTTAAGTCAAATGGGTTGCCGTTTGCGTCTTTTACGGTTACATCTGAACTGAAATTAGCGCCTTGATCTATTATTAAATTAGCTATTGCTGCCATTATCTTTTATGTCTTTTATTGGTTGAACTTTCTCTTTTTCCATCAATTCTAAAATTTTTTTATTATAGTATTCTGTCAAAACTTGAATCTTTTCCAACTCAACATTGTGTCTTACTTTTGACGCCTCAATCTCTTGTCTAGCAACGATTTTGTTTCGCAACTCTATGCTAAAAGATGTTTCGTCATATGTCTTTCCATCTATTGTTAAAGCCATTATATACTCCTTTGTTATAATATATCTAACTATTTATACGGTTTTAAAGGTACTTTGAAATCTTTAGGATAGATAATTGTTTGAACACAACCCTCTTTATTCCCATTACATACCCAATATTGCTGGTCACTAATTACTAAATTTCTATTGTAATCACTATTAAATTTGTCAAAATAATACTTTAAAAATCTCATATTTGTTCGTTGTCTGCTGATAAAGTAAAATTTAGGATTAAGTTTCTCAACAAAATCTATTTGTAGTGCTATCATTTTGTGAGCAGTATGTTCACCGCTTCTTGTTTTAGACCCGCCTAACTCTCTATAATCTTTTGAGTACAAACTTCTATTCATCAATCTATAAACACCTTCTCCAAAAAACTCTCTATGATATATTGATGATATAGCCTTGACATCATCACCATCACAATTTATAGATATAGCAGTTTGCTCATCTATATTAAACTCTTTGTCTGTATAATTTTTCCAATATGAATCTATTTTACTATCAACAACATCTTTTATAATGTCGTTAATTTGAGAATGATATTTTTGAGGTAATTCTGTAGGTTTAAATATATAACTTTTTAACATCATCTTGTTTGTTTTCCCAAGATGATTTAGTTGTCCAGGTTATATTATAAACTTTATCTATTTTTTCACCTGCACCACCGACATCACCTTTAGGTATTGTCGCAAGTTTTGAACTAAAATCATATCTTAAACCATCCTTATGATAATCTTTAAATGATTCTTTATGTATTGCATAATTAACATCACCATCTAAAACATCAAAAATAATATTCTTTTTTAAATGGTCTAAACACATACCTAATTTTTTACCTCTATGGTCTTTTCTTACCCATTGACACGAACTATAATGTTGTTTGCCTGGATCTATGCTTACAGATTCATATATTCCTTCATTTTCATCTTGCATACCTGCAACAAAAACCTTTACTTGCATTCCTGTAGAAGCATAAGTAGCAACTATCTCATCCGCACTTTTTAAAAATAGTACATAAGAATTTTCAACTAATACATTTTCTTCATTAAAAGCAACATCAAAATTATAAGGATACTCCTCTTTAGATAAAGATGTTAAAAAGAATTTTAATCCATTAAAATCATCACTAATTTCCACATCTAAATTATTATCAGAAAACACTTTAAATAATTCTTTATGATTATTTTCAAATGTTGCGTCTAAATTTATTTCTCTATGTTTATTAAATATTGCCATACTACTATTTATTCTCCATTACTAATTGTCTAAAACTTTTTTTATATATACCGTTCCATATTATTTGATATTGAGGTTGTCTATTCATATTCAATACCCAATGTTGTTTACCTATATTTGTCCATCTTAAACAACCTTCATAAGCAGGTATAACCTTATTATCAAATACCCCATAACAACCTTCAACATAATTTAAACATAAGTTAAAAGTATTAAGCATATCATACATATGCGTATGTTTACTTTCTAATAGATTTCTACTATCAATTGGTATATCATTATGTTCAGTAATAACTCCACCACCATTTAATCTGGTTACAGATATTTGAACAAATTGCATATACTTTGATACTACTTCTTTAAAAAATTTAACTAGTGTAGGACAAAATACAGCAGCGTTAGTCCAATATCTTTCTACTTTGAAATCTTTTAGACCTTTCTTATAATCATTTGCAGTATTAAACACAGGTGGAAAATTATAAATTTGATCTGAACTTTCTCCTGTTTCATTTAACATACACAAAGTTTTCCAACCGTGTGCTTCAATTAACTTACCATCTGATCCAGGATAATGATTAAGACTTGTTTTATCATCAAGTCCTAATTCTTTTACTTTGCTATTATCAATATTGAAAGGTCTACTCCAATATTTTTCATCAACTATTTTTACTTCTTCTAATATTTGCTTACAAGGTATATCCCAAAAATGAGTTATGTCTATAAATGGAAGACTTTTTGTATAGTCAAAAAATTCTTTATTTTGTGTTCTCATTTAAATATTTCATCCAATATTCTATTAATGTTTTTCTTTCGTTATCTTTTAGACCAATCCACAAACTTTTGGTAGGTTGTAAATTATTATCAACACAAAATTTATGTGCTATATCCTTATATTTATCGTACAAATATGAAGGCGATATTTTCTTCATTATATACTTCATTAACTCCACACCTACTATATTAACATACTCAAATCCTTTTTGTAAGTCCATAATTTTTATAGGTTTTTTAGAAAAACAAATTCCTATTCTATGATATTGTACACCAAAACATTTACTAAAACTAAATGACGCATATTCAGCTTTACTCAAATCAAAAGTTTCTTTAATGCCACTATTACCTGCCCAAGCTAAATCAACCCAACAAGGTTTGTCTAATATCTCACAAGTTTTAGGATGTATGTCTGCTGTTTTACAAAATGGTAAAGTAATTACATCTATTTTATTATCTAATTTAATACCTGAACGAATATAAGTTGAAGCATTAGCATTGAATGCCTGGTAATCATTTTCAACACATATAGGTCTTAAACTATGTTCAGCCATTGCAATTTGAATAAACTCGGTAACACCATTTGTTATATAAACATTTTTAAAATCTTCTAAACCTTTAAATTTTAAATGACCTTTATTTAACCAAGGTATAAAATCTTTTATAAATTCTTCAATTAATTCTTTTTTATACCTACAAATATAATTGTGATTATAATGTTCTTTAAAATATTCTTTAATTAATTGAGTTACTTCTGGTAATTGTACAGGTAAAGTTTCTGCATATCCTTTATGATACATTTATTGCCTCCTCAAATTCAGTATGATCTTTAAATATATATGGTAAACAAAATACAGCAGTTGATACATTTTCTGATCCATCTTCTAATATATAACCTATCTCTCTCATCTTTTTAATAAATGATAATGATTGTTT